TTGGAAGTCAAGCTGAATTTGACAGAGTAATACAAAACAGGATAAAAACAGCAGTTAGTAAAGCAGTTGAAGAAAACGAAAGCAAACATAACAAAGAAAAAATGACAGTAGAAGAAAGGTTGCAAGCTGAAAAAACAGAAGCAGAAAATAAAGCAAAACAAGCAATTGAAAACGCAAATGAACGGCTTATAAGAGCAGAAGTTACTAGTATGTGTAATAAATTAAATATAATAGACCCTACTGCTGCATATTCATTAATGTCTAGAGAAGGTATTTCTGTAACTGATAATAGTGAAGTTATTGGGGTTGAATCTGCTTTAAAGCTATTGATTAAAGAAAAAGCTTATTTAATTGGTAGTAATAATGATACAACTGCAAAACCTTGTGGTGACGATCAAAATAACAATCAAGACAAAAATAAAAGTAATTTTAATATGAATGCATTAATAAGAAAAGCAGTTAATAGGGAATAAAAATGCGAGGTGTAGATAATGCATATTCCTAGAGCGGGAGTTGAAGCGTTGATGCCAGAAGAGTATCAGCGTGATATAGTACAAAGTGTAGCAGAAGAATCAGCTGTTATGAGATTAGCGTATAGAGCACCAAACATGACACGTGCTCAACGTAGAATTCCATGTTTGTCTGTTCTTCCAGCGGCTTATTTTTCTAACCCTGGACCAAATACAATCCTTGAAGGGGAACAATATAAAAGTTTATCTCGAATGATGTGGGAAAACAAATACATTGATGCAGAAGAGCTTAATGTAATTGTAGCGATCCCAATTGCTGTGTTAGACGATTCAGATTATGACATTTGGGGAGAATCACGTCCCAAAATATTAGAAGCTTTTGGGCTGGCATTTGACCAGGCAGTTTTTTACGGGCGAAGTGCTCCGCAGATATGGCCTGATTGCATTGTTACAGCGGCTCAAGCAGCTGGTAATTTTGTTGCTTTGGGTAGTGTTTTAAATAATTCAACAAATGATATTTTTGATGATATTATGAGTCCTGGTGGAGTTATTAGCACAGTAGAAGAAGATGGATTTATGGTTACTGGACATGTTGCAGCTATGACAATGAAATCAAGGCTTAGGGGTTTAAGGACAACAACTGGTGAGCCAATCTTTAAGGCGTTAGTTAAAGAAGGTGTTCAAGGTTCTTCACAATATAATCTTGATGGTGAACCATGTATATTTCCACGTAATGGATCTATAATTCCACGCTTTTCCCAGTTAATAACTGGTGATTGGAAACAACTTATGTATGCGATAAGAACCGACATAAGTTGGACAATTTTAACTGAGGCAATTATACAAGATCCTGAAACAAAGGAAATATTGTATAATTTAGCTCAACAAAATATGGTAGGATTAAGGGCATCTATGAGAATTGGGTGGCAAGTACCAAACCCAATTAATAGAGTAAATTCAGTTGAAGAATCTCGATATCCATTCGCTGTATTGGGGGATTCTGGAAGTTAATAAAATTAGTAATCTTAGTTTATAGGAGAAAATTATGAATGTTGAATTTATCAAGAAAAGATTTTACAAAGGTAAAACATATAAAATAGGTGACATTATTGATATGCCACAAAATGATTATAAAATTTATAAAAATTTTGGTGCAGTTAAATTTCACATTCCTATTGTAAAAGCAAAATCAATAGAAGAAATGTCTTATAAAGAATTGCAAGCATTATGTAAAAAAAATAATATTTCAGCTGCAGGAGCAAAAGACGATTTAATAAGAAGACTAAACCAATTAAAACAAAATAATGTTTGCTAAATAAAGGAAAATGATATAATGGATGATAATTTTAATAGTATGGATTATGGTGAAACAGCTTTTAAATTAAAAAAAAATGATGGAAGTGTTGTGAAGCTTGGCGATGTGTTAGCTGAGCTTACCAATTCTTTAACTGATTTAAATACATTGTTAGAAAATATTAATAATGTTCTTAATCAGTCAATGGGGAAAAATGGTGCTGTTGTTATTGATGATACGAACGCACATATAGGAGAATTTACTTCATTGTATGTTGTTACAGAAGCAATAGTAACAACAGTCGGAGATATTACAATGACAGCATTAACACTTCCAGAAGGAGCGTGTATTCCATTTAATATTTCAAGTATTACTCTTGGAGGTGGAATTGTTATTGCTTTTGGTGCAGAAACTCCATAATACTTAAAGTTTTTTTTTAAAAATTAAGAACACAGCAAAGAAATATGAAAAACTTCTTTGCTGTAGATGGAGATATATAATTATGTTAGGATTAGGCTTATCACTAAACATTTTTAAAGGATGTGTAAACTTGAAATATTTACATGCGAATTTATCAGCAATTAAATCAATATTAAAATTTAATAGAAAAAATTTATTGTTTGCTATACAAGGTGATAGTACTGCTGATAACGACGATGAATGGTGGAATACATTTATAAAAGATTATATTTCTAAATATCCTGAATGGAATTATTATAGAAGAAAATGGAATCATGCAAATCAAAGTTATGGTGAAATAGTAAATCAAGTTGAAGGCAATAACGGGTATAAATATGCTAGGATAACAAGTGATGGTGGAAATCAAGTTATAAGCACTCCTGACAATAATGATTTAGATGTAGTTGGAGATATAGAAATTAGCTGTAAAATATCATTAGACAACTGGAAACCCTCGACAACAACTTGTATTCTTGAAAAGTGGACTATTGCAGGTCAAAGAAGTTATATGTTGCTAATCAATGCCACTAGTGGAACTATTAGTTTATACTGGTCAGATGATGGAACAAACATTTTTAATATTGATTCAGCAGTAGCTCCAACGGTAACAAATGGTGAAGATTTGTATTTAAAAATTACATTTGATGTTGATAATGGGTCAGGTGGCAAATCAGCTAATTTTTATCAATCATCTAATGGTGATACTTGGACACAAATAGGTGGAACAGTTACACAAGCAGGAACAACCAGTATATTTGCTGGAACTAATTTAGTAAGACTTGGAAGTTATTCAAATGGAACAAGTTGGCACTTGAACGGGAAATTATATACTGTGACTATTAAAGATGGGATAGATGGAACTCATGTTTTAATGTTTGATGCAGCAATGCATTATACAGGAACAACTTTAAAAGATTTATTAGGCTTGACATATACGCTTGTAAATGGTGTTACTATGATTGGTGGTATGTCATTACAAGGTTTAAACGGGTGCATAACTGGTCAAATTGCAAGTTATGCAACTGCTAGAATTGCAAATATGATTCCAGTTGAGGCAGATTTAAATTTTATAAATTATGCACATAATGAAGGAGCTGAAATAGATTACACTGATTACAAAACCTTGATAGATGCACTTAGGGCAGCATATCCACGTATGGGAATAGTGTGTTGCACACAAAACCAGCAAAACATAACAGAACCAAATTATTTAACTCATGGTATAAGAAATTCACAAATTTCAAAATATGCAGGGGTAACAAACAGTATATTAATAGATTTTTTCAAAGAATGTTTGAATTATGAAATATTAGAAATAACTAGTGGGGATAATGTCCATCCATCAGAAAATGGACATCGAATTTGGGCAAATTATGCTCTTAGAGTATTTAAAAATGCTTAATTAGATCTAATAAGAAGGTGCTATTATGTATATAACAAATACTGAATATGCTTCTTTAACTGATAGGGCTGCTGCAGAAGCTACAGCAGTTAGAATAAAAATAGCTTGCAAACTGCTTGATTCTAGAATTGGAAACTATCCAACCTATGAAAATGGCTGGAAAATAGATAATAAATTATCTACATGGTATATAGATAATTATACTGAATTAACACAAGACCAAAAAGAAGCTGTTCAAATGTGGGTCGCTGGGATGATAGAATATTTTGTTGTTAATGGTACTATGTCAAGTAATAACGATAATATTAAACTTGGAAGGTTTAGTGTAAATAAATCTAAAAATAGTCAGGCAAAAATATTACCTGATGAAATGAATTATTATGATACTATATTGGTATCATCAGGATTAATAAATAGGAGTATTAATACAAAATGAGTATGGTTGAATTTGAAAAGTTAATGACACATACATTAACTTTAAGAAAAAGAACACGAAATGAATCTGGTGATTTTAGTGATATTTCGAATAGTACGCTAAAAGGATTTGTACAATTTGGTAATCATTTAATAGAAAAATCAAAAGATGAAAAAATTTTATCTACTGCAGTTATTTTTTTAAAAGATGATTGTGGAATTGATATTTCTCATGAATACTGGATGATTGACCAAACGGCTCCACATGTTAGACCTAACATGGAAGTATTAAAGATAGATCCTATAGATAATCCTGAAACTGGGTTAACACATCATTTTGAATTAATGGTAAGGTGATTTTTATGGCCTGGGAAAATTGGCGTGGTGATGAATTAATGCGATTATTAAATGATGGTGCTGTAAAAGCTGTCAGTAAAACGGGCGAAGTTATTTTAGCTGCAGGGAAAACAGAAGTTGCACACGATGAAGGCACATTGGAAAGCACTGGTATTGTAGTTATGGCCGCTAATAATATTCCTGCTTGTGTTGTTACTTTCGGGGGTGGGCCTGGTACTGGATTTCCTATTGTTCCATATGCTATAAAGTGGCACGAAAAACAAGCAAATTTTCAAAGAGGACGTAAATGGAAATATTTACGTGACCCAGTTAATAGATTGGCTGAATCAACGTTACAAGCGGCTTTATTACATGAAATGGGGTTATTTTTATGATTGCTAATGATTTTATTCACTGGTTAGCAAATAATGGTTTTGGTACTGTTTCAACTAATTTATTTGATAATTATCAGCCTGCAAATCCTGACAACTGTATAACTGTTAATGATGACAGTTCGCCAAACATACCAGAATCAAGTAGTTTAAGTGTTGATTTTCTTGGTTTACATATTATTGTTAGAAATGCATCTTCTGCAGCTGCAAAATCTATT